AGAGCATCGGCTATTGCATACGTGTGCAGGTATTCGCTGACAATGGCATATCCGTCCTCGCGTAGCCACTTATAGAGGTTGGGGAAGTAGTCTCCTCCCATCCCATCGCGCTCCAAGTCGCTGCGTTGCTGCTGAGCGCTGAATAGGATGCAAATTCGGCGGTCGTTCTCAGTCTTGCGGATAGCGTCCCTATGGTTGGAATTGAACATGAAATTGCCGCAAACTTCGACGCTGACCTTATCTATCCCTTTGGCTTCAATTTCAATTACATCGTTCGTAACCATCGGTTTTAGATCCTCGAAGATCTCGCGCTTCGAGTCTGGGACGTAGATATCCTCAACGGCGTAGAACACCTTACCCTCTAACCATGAGTTGAAAGTGGAGGAGAGCTTCGACGCCGTAACCCAATGCGTGTAGCGCGTCCCCACGGCTTTCTCGATGCATCGGGCGAATAGAGTCTTACCGTTACCCTCAACGCCCTGTAACAGCGGAGCCCATTGGAATTTGACGCCCTGGCGCTGCACGCATGCTGCCATGTACGAGAGCAGAATGGTGCGGTCGCGCTCATCGGGGAGCACCTTCGCGAGATGAGTAAGGAAGGGGCTTACGTCGCCCTGCTTACGCTCAATATCCACAGGGATGTAACTGTTGATGAAAGTCTGATTGTTCCTCGTGGTGATCGTTCGCGGCGGTAGGTTGGGTTTGAAGTTGAGCCCGTCAACTATGGGGCATTCGAGAGCCTGGTTCTGCGTAAAAGCCTCCCATGCGTCCTTAGTCGTCTTGGTTCCTTGCGAGTCCATGACGAACACTTTGCCACCACGCTTCACCTTGAAAACTTCAGGCTTCACTATCGTTCCATCTGCCAGCAGTGCTCTATGTTGGCTTGCAATGTACACACACCCGGCGAAGTGATCCTTCTGTTGCTCAAGGTTGCAGTAACCATCCCCGCCGCGCTCCGTTAGAGCATGACTCACAACACCCTCAGCAATCGCCGCCACGAGCTTAGGGCGCTCGTCCTGTAGCCACTCAGACTGACGGCTCACAGCTCCGAGAATGGTACGCGGTAGATAGTCCTCACGCTCCCATTTGTCCCGAGCGAGCATACTCGTCCGCATCATGCGCTCAATACGCTCGCAGTCGGAGCCCGTCCAGAACGCGAGATGCTGAGCGAGGGCGGCATCGGCAGCGCTCGCGTCATAGGATCTGATGGGGTCAGGATAGTTCGCGGCGAGTACGGGTTCATTGGCGAGCCAGAGATCCGCGAAGCTCGCCTTGCCACCAAAGGCACTCGCAGTGCTCTTAGAGTTCATGGCGCGGCGTAGAAGCTCGCCGTCATCGGCGGGACCGTACCAGTCATCCACGGGGCCATCAGACCAACCCTGCTCTACCGTGGCGGCGTCAGCAGGGAAGTAAGCAGCCACGAGCGCCGGGAGTACCGCCGATGCGTCTGTGAGGCAGTTACCGACCGCCCCGGTACCAGTGAGAGCGACGAAGCGCCCCGAGTTGTAAAGCTCAAGCCCGTAAGCCTGGTTGCGGCAGCCGTGCGCCGGCATAGCGCCAGTCCCGAAAATATGTAGGCCGGTCCCGCTCTGGGATATCTCAACCGCGCATCCGGCGAACAGTCCGCAGAGTTGTTGCGCGAGCGGTGACCATTGCCCGTCAATGAGGCAGCTATCAATATCGAGAAACCAGAAGGGATCTCCCTCAGTGAAAACAAATCCGACGCCCCAACCTTCGCCCCATTGTGAGGCTGTAGCCTGCGCGGTGAGGCTGTCAGTCCAGATGGCGGGATTGTGAGCGTCGGATACCTTACCCGTGCGGTAGTCGCAGGGGAATTTGTCAGTCTTACCAGGCCGGCTCGCGCTCGGCACAACACGATAGACAACGAATTGATTGTAGGCTGTGAAGCCGAATAGAGCGGGGTGCATTATTTATCCCAGAAGGGTTGCGATTGCTCTTTGTTTGAGTGCTGCAGGGAGCCACTTCTTTACCGCGTATCCATCATGTGCCGCAACGCTCTGCACGATGATCTCCAAGATTTCATCTTTGATCGCGGCTTTCATAATGGTACGGCGAGCCTTCGGCATATCTCCCAGGTAGCGAGACACCAACCCATCAGAGCAGTCCGCGTGCTCCGCGATTACCTGACGAGTGAGACGAGCCCATCCTCCCGGCTGCCGCGCCGCTTCAATCGCTGCCTTGAGAACTAGTTCACGTCGGACTTCCGGTTTGTATCGCTTACTCGTCATCGCTATCTACACCTTTCAAAGCCGCCTCGAGCGTTACGAAGCCGTAACATTCAACAGTCCAAACACCCAAATCTTTTCGATAGATAGGTTTCTCGCATGTGAGCCCGAAAAAGAAATCATCGTTGTCATCTAAAACTGGAAGAACTAATGAATGGTCAGAGCGGCTAGTGCCGTGGAAAATCTCTCCAACCTCAACGTGACTAAGATTTAGAACCGGCTCCCACTCGTTGTTGCGATAAACCCAAATTTGCCGCGCCGATTGAACAAATTCAGCGAGTGTCGCGTCCTGCGTGTGTGGCTGTGTGACGTTCATAAAGTCCCCTCTCCACTACAAAATGCGGCATCTCCACCGTCAGCCATAACAGTCTCAGCCCATCTCAGTTGCGCTCGCTCGTGATCGTCCCCGTTGAATCTCCAGCCTGGTCGCTTACACTCGCGGCTTACAAACTGAGCGATACGGCTACCAACATGCGCCGGCGTGATGAGCACTGGACGCCATCCGATGAGATCGCCTGACTTCACAACTTTGTTGAGTTGCGGCGAGTCATTCGCGAGCCCATAGCGTACCGGTACGCCGCGAGTATCGAGCAGAGCACCAACGTTATTTCGCCAGAGCTTCAATCCCTTGCGAGCCGCTTCGAGTCTCACAATGGACTGCACAGCGGCTTCACTCTCAACCCGGATGTAGCGCGGCATATCGGTTGAGCGTTCCAGACCGAAGATATCGCGTAGCTCCGTGAGTGCCGGCTCGCTCACACCATTGCGTATGGCCCATTGGATAATTGAGGAGTTCACTGGCAAATCACTCTCATTCCGAGAGCTTCGGCGACATGCTTTTCCAACAGAGCGCCCTTAGACAAACTCCAACCTCTGAGCAAATAAATCGTGTCGCATTTGAGCATCTCTGCGAGATCTTTTCGCATGTAATACGTCCAATCGCGCCCATGTTCCGGAGCGATCTCGGCGGGACTTACTACGGTGTAACCTTCAGCGCGTAGTGCTTTGGCAGCGGCATGGAAGGCGGGGAAATTGAAGTCTGGATACCCACTCATCGGCCCCGCAATATAAAGTTTCACTGCCACGGTAATTTAGCCTCATACATTATTTTGCTGACTGAGCGATTATGCTAGGTAATAACGGTACCGTCAATTTGGAACCCTCTCGTAGCGTATTTACGCAATTCAACCTTTATTCTTGCGGCTAACTCCTCAGCCTCACGCACCCCCAGGGTCTGAGCGTTTGCAACGTCGATACCGAATTTGAAGTAAAAGCGCCGGTAACTTTCGCTCTCACTGCTCCCGTCCGCATGAAGCGCTCCTGACCACCACGCAATCGACTCCCGTAAAGCAGCTTGGCCTTGCTGTCGCTCCATGTGACGCTTACGCGCCCCCATTTGCGCGTAAATATCAAGCCCCTGGGGAGCGTAGAAGTCCCCGTCAATGCGTGCGATATCTCCGCGTAGCATTGCGAGCGTTGCGGGATCTAGTTCGGTGAGATCGCCGTCCACAAACTCAGGGCCGCTACGAGAGCCGGGGACCATGTAGAAATCGCAATAGGGACATTTCTTACTGACTGCCTCATACGGCTGCAGACAGTTGACGCACACGCGGAGGGGGATCGCGTCGTCTTTCTTTTTGGCGCGTCTCTCGCGGCGATCTAAGCTCCACTCGCGAGCCCTATCGGGCAACCCGTGACGTACCACGTTCCCAACGTGATCGATGATTATTCCAACTGGCTTACGGCTCTGAGCGATATACGCTTTACGCTCCTCATCGGTAAACGTTCCCCATCGCCCCGAGAGCATCTCGTCAATCATAAGGCGCAAGGTTCGTCCGAACTGCTGAGAGTAGAGAGCGAAGCTGTCAGTCGGACGGCCAAAGCTCACAACCTCAATCGCCGGCAAATCGAAGCCTTCGCCAAAGAGATCCACGTTTACGAGTTGAAGGATCTCGCGGCGTTTGAAGCGTCGAAGGATGGCGGCGCGGAGCGCATCGGGAGTTTTAGCGCTCACCACTTCCGCCGGCACGCCTGCAGCTTTGAAGGCCGCCGCGATCTTGCCAGCTTCCTCAACGTCTACCGCGAAGGTGACGCCGAGCTTACCGGGGGCGATCTTCAAATAATGCTTGACGATATCGCCGGTTATGGTCGATTTGTGGACGGCTTTACGTACCTGGTCCTGATTGAAGTCGCCGGTTGCAGCGCTGATCTGCACATCGGAGAGATTGAGATCCGACGGCGGCGCGAAGATGCGATAGTCCGTCAGGTACCCCATGTTGATAATGTCCCGCATGGACGGAGCGAGTACGAGCACATCCGTGATGCCGTCAACGTGCCGCCCTAAGCCCTTCCCGTCAGCTCGCAGCGGCGTAGCAGTAGGGAAGAGGCCGCGAGCGTTGGGGAACATCTGAGCAACCTTCCCCCACTTGTTCTCCCTCAATACGTGGTGACCCTCATCCTGCACGGCGAGCCGTATCTGAGCGAACCACGGCTCATTCGTCATCCGGATAACGGTATCGACGCCACCAACGCCAGTTTTAGCGGTCGGATCTAGGAAGCTGTAGCCAAGCTCGGCAACCTGCAGCGCCGTTATTACACGCACCAGGCTAGAGCCCTTCTTCGCTCCCACGACGCGATGACGCACGCCATTACGGGCGAGTGCGACCGCGATCTGACTCACAAGCTCTTGCCGGTGAGCGATGGCGATGGACGCTCCCGGCTCATCGTAAAGCAGCTTGGAGAGCACCACAGTCTTACCGCTACCCGTGGCGGCCACTGGCATTACGTTGATCGCGCCAGCGTTCCACGCGGCGTAACAATCGGCTTCTAATTTGCTTTGGAACGGTCGGAGTGTAGGCGGCATTATTTGATCTCAGTGCATCCCGGCTGATCGTCAAATGCTTCAAAAATTTCAAGCGTCGTATTGTCAAAGAACATTCGAGACGATTTGAGATTGTTGACTGCCATCGAAAAATAAGAGGGTTTTAGCTCAGTCATAATCCCTTTGCGGCGCATATTGCAGGCGGCAAATACAGTGCTCCCGATTCCGCCGAACGGATCGTAAACAACGTCACCAGGATTGCTCCAAAGCTCGATTCCTCGTTCGATGATATCGAGCGTCATTGGGCAAATGTGGCGCTCATCCTCGTCATCTCGACCGCCTCGATAGTTCAAAGTTCGAGTCGTTCGTATGTCCATCCATACCGGCGATGCGTACCGTCTCCATCGGTTGTGAGAGAGATTACCCTCTAGCGGCTCATCCTCCCCGACGAATGAGGTAAGGCCATTCTCATGGGCGACTGGTTGAGCATTGTCACCAGGCTTGCGGAAGGTCAGAAGATACTGAGGCAGCCCCGCGCGGCTGAGGGCACTATCCTTGCAAAGTTGCTTGTGCATCAGACCTATAGCTTTGGTTCGGGTAGCTTCTATCAGCGGATCTTTCCATATGACGTGCTCTGAGTGATAGATGAATCCTGCTTGAATAAAGGCTTCTATGACGGAGCCCCTGAAATCCTTGATCCCAATGTAACCATCGCGGCTCTTCATTGCCGGTAGATTCATCACGTCAACCGAGACGTTGCGCCCCGGCATGAGCACGCGCATCAGCCCGTCGATAACGTATTTGAAGTGAGTGTGGAATTCCTCGTCCGATCTGCAATTTCCGATATCACGATCAGAGTTGCTGTACACAAAAAGGTTGCTGTACGGCGGCGAGAAGATCGAATATCCGACTGAATTGGCGGGGATCATGGTCCGCATGAACTCTACGCAGTCTGCGTTGTAAGCGGCTCGGTTGGCAGCAACAAATTGATCGATAACGGCAGTCATTGGGTCATCCATTCTGGAAGGTTGATGTTGGTGGTTGGTAGATAGTCAGTGATCTCTCTGAAGGTTCCGATGACTTCACGCTTGGTGAAGTCTCGCATGTGAGCGATCATCTCTTCGGCCATCACATCGGCCTGAAGTTGTTTGCGTTCGATGTTTTCCTTGACGGTACCCTCAGCGGTCGTATAGATCGCCCATACGAACACTTCCCGAGTCTGCCCAAAGCGATAGCAGCGACGTACGGCCTGGTAGTACTTCTCAAAAGAATCATCCGCAAAGCAAGCAACATTCCGGCAGTGTTGCCAGTTGAGCCCGAAGCCGCAGATCTTAGCTTTGCTGATAATTACCCGAGCACTGCCATGCGAAAAGGCTGAGATTCGCCGCTCTTTCTCTTGCATCTTGAGTGAGCCATGAACCTCGACCGCATCCGGTATCAACTTCGCCAGGAGCGCTGATTCTTCATTCAGGTTGCACCAAATGACCCAAGGCTCATCCGACAGATTCACGATGCTGGCGAGAAATTCGCAGCGTTCTTTTATCGAGGATCTACGCGCATCGAGCCGCTCGCGCATGGTGTTGGCTCTTGATAAATCGCTCGGCAATTCACACGGGATGACGGTGAGAGGGGGTAGGGCATAGCGACTTGCATCGAATCCCAGATCGCGGGGGCTTCTAATAAAGACTGCCCAGGTTGCGAGCCATTCCCAGAATCTGCTTTTACCGTGACCTTTGAGTCTCCAGCGAGCAGTATCACCCCCATCGTGCGTAAAAAACATGGCGAGCATTTCACTGGATCGCATTACGCCAACGAACTCTGCCTGACCCCCAAGTTCCATATAATCGTTGGGCGATGGAGTAGCCGTGCAACTCAGTTTGTAAGGAGTCTCGCGGAACTTGTCGATAACTGTCTTTCGAGTCTTGCTGTCAAACCCTTTGAGTAGCGACGACTCGTCGAGTACGACTCCGATGAACGCGGAAGCATCGAAATGCTCAAGCATCTCATAGTTTGTAATCACAACATCTGCGTTGCCGACTTCCGATTGATGCCTGCAATACCGCACCGTAATTCCAAACTTTGTACCCTCTTCGAGTGTCTGTTGCGCGACACAAAGAGGCGCTACGATGATGACTTTACCTTCGGTTTTCTTGCAGAGAGAATCCGCCCACGATAGCTGAGTGAGTGTCTTTCCGAGGCCGGTATCGGCAAAGATCGCACATCGCCCTTTACGGAGAGCCCATTTGACAATAGCCCTTTGAAAATCAAAAAGGTAAGGATTTAGATCCTCAACGTCGAAGCCTGAAAATACATCCGACACTGACTTTTGCTGTAGGAAATTTTGGTAGTCGAGGGTCACGGTAATCCAATCGCAGTAATTATTGTTCTGACTGGATGATTATGCTGCGGAAATAACGTTACCGTCAACAGCCCTCAAATAACTTTTGCGTTTCGACCTCAAGTGTCCCCGTTTCAGTAACATGCATAACGTCCTCCGTGCGATGTTTAGCGATTGACAAATTATTTTTATTGGTTACCATAAAACCCTTTCTTTATTCGGAACCTCTAAGGTATTATTGATAGCATCGTCAATAAAAGGAGAACTGTATGACTGCTAGATATCAAATCAGCCCATTGGTACAGAAGCGATTGAAAGAGATGAACCTGACTGCCGAAGAGGTCATCCGCAAAGCATTGGAGATAAAAGCCGAGGGGCTCGCGACTTCAGAGGGTGTATTTTTCCCCGAAGGTACCGCATTTTTAGCCTGGTATAAGGAGAGGGCACATTGGGGGATTGTGAGGGATGGGGCTATCGAGATCGATGGGAAATCATTCAACAGCGTTTCGGGAGCGGCGGCCAGCATCACAGGGCGGCCAACCACGAACGGGTGGGATTTCTGGATGATAAAGCAATCCGGTAAAAACGAGTTTGTTCCAATCAAGAGCTTCCGCGATAAAGCCGCCAAGTAAATAATCATCCAAGCTGTTTTAGCCCTACCAGCTACTCGGTAGGGCTTTTTTATTGCACTGACGGTGTCGTTATTTAGGCATAAATAGGAAATATTTTCGCAATTGTGGAAATATCCAGACAACCTTTGCGTAAATAATATTGACGCTTTCGTTATTTATGGAGTACCTTCGAGTTATCTCAGAGGAGGCTTTTCCCCTTATGTTTCAGATTTCGACCGATATTTCCGCCCTCACCGTAGAGCAACGCGAGGCTATTGCGGCCTTTATTCTCACTTACCCCACCACCCCATCGGAAGAAGAAACCGTTACGATTCCTACATTTACGGTTCAAGAGGAACTTTCGCCATCACCTGAGGAAGCCTTCACCGCCGGCCCCGTTCTGG